CGATGGAATGTAAAAGACTTAACTGGAATTCTCATAAAGAACCAATCTGAACCCAAATCTGATCAATGGGACTTGGTAGAGTTTCCGGCGATTATGCCGAGTGGTAAACCTGTATGGCCGGAATATTGGAAGCTAGATGAACTGGAATCAGTTAAAGCATCCTTATCACTCGGCAAGTGGAATGCACAATGGATGCAGAACCCAACGTCTGAAGAGGGTGCAATCCTAAAACGTGAATGGTGGCAAGACTGGGATAAAGATCACATTCCAACTCTAGACCATGTTATACAAAGTTACGATACTGCATTCATGAAAAAAGAATCTGCAGACTTTTCTGCAATCACAACGTGGGGTGTGTTTCGGCAAGACGAAGACAGTCCACCACAATTAATTTTGCTAGATGCAATTAAAGATAGATTAGAGTTTCCAGAACTACGTAGAGTTGCAAAAGAGCAATACGATTACTGGGAACCAGAGACTGTATTGATTGAGGCAAAAGCATCTGGTCTACCACTAACATATGAACTTCGTAACATGGGTATACCTGTTGTCAGCTACACACCATCGAGAGGTAACGACAAGCACACACGTGTTAATTCTGTTGCACCACTGTTTGAAAGTGGTATGATATGGGCACCTTTGGATAAACAGTTCGCACAAGAGGTTGTAGAAGAATGCGCTGCGTTTCCATATGGTGATCATGATGACTTGGTAGATAGTACAACACAAGCTATCATGAGATTTAGACAAGGTGGTCTAATTAATCACCCTGAAGATTATAGGGATGAAAGATTGCCTAGAAGAAAATATAAATATTATTGGTAGTATGTCAGAATTAACAGATTCAGTTTCAAAAAATTTTAGCCCTGAAAAAAAGAAGGAGTTTGAAAAACGTATTCGTGAACTCTCAGGTCTCATGTCAGAGGAGTCTGCAGTTGATCTTGTTCTAAGTGAATTGTTTAAAGAAGGCTATGCAGATGGTGGCATAGCAGACTTATTAAAGATATGACATTCTCATTTAAACACCCTAGTAAATATAAGAAACTATCGACAGGAGCACCTCCTAAATCTGGCCCTACACCACAAGGCTTGAATATTGATTATAATACTGTTAAGACCGTAGAACTGGAGAAAACAAATGGCAGAAATAGACAAGTCTTTACCAAACGTAAAGCAAACAATAAACGTACCTAGTCCCGAAGAAATAGAAGTAGATATATTAGATCAACAAAAAGAACAGGCTGAAGATCCAGCTTTAAACATAAAACCAAATGAAGATGGTAGTGTTGATATAGAATTTGATCCTTCTGTTGGTAGCGAGGAACAAGGACAAGATCACTTTGCAAATCTCGCAGAGTTACTACCAGACAATGTCTTAGGCCCTATTGGCAGTGAACTATATTCTAACTATCAAGATTACAAAGCATCAAGAAAAGATTGGGAGCATGCATACACAAGTGGTTTAGATCTTTTAGGATTTAAGTACGAAGAAAAATCAGAGCCATTCAAAGGTGCATCAGGCGCAACACACCCAGTATTAGCAGAAGCTGTTACACAGTTTCAAGCATTAGCATACAAAGAATTATTACCATCACAAGGACCAGTTAGAACACAGATCATTGGTATGCCAACTCCAGATAAAGAAGCACAAGCACTACGTGTTAAAGAATTTATGAATTATCAAATCATGTCAGAGATGAAAGAGTATGAGCCAGAGTTTGATCAAATGTTATTTTATTTACCACTGACAGGTTCAACATTTAAAAAAATTTATTACGATGAAATTATGCAGAGAACAGTTTCTAAATTTGTTTCTGCAGATGATTTAATTGTTCCGTATTCAGCTACCTCATTAGATGATGCGGAAACAATTATTCATGTTGTTAAAATATCTGAAAACGAATTACGAAAGCAACAAGTCGCCGGATTCTACAGAGATGTCGAGTTGACACCTGGTCAAGGTGAAGAAACAGAGTCAGAGAAAAAAGAACGAGAACTAGATGGCATGAGTAAAAGTAGAGACCAGCAAATGTTTACGTTGTTAGAGTGTCATGTAAATTTAGACATAGAAGGTTTTGAAGATACAAATACACAGGGACAGGCGACAGGTATCAAGTTGCCTTACATAGTTACACTTGAAGAAGGATCTCGTGAAGTATTATCTGTTAGAAGAAATTATGAAGTAGGTGATGCAGCAAAAGAAAAGATACAATATTTTGTTCATTTTAAATTTTTACCAGGTTTAGGTTTTTATGGTTTTGGTTTAATTCACATGATTGGTGGATTATCTAGAACTGCAACTGCAGCTTTAAGATCGCTTCTTGACGCTGGAACCTTTTCTAATCAGCCATCAGGATTCAAGATGCGTGGCATCAAGATGAGAGATGAAGCACAACCCATTCAACCAGGTGAGTTTAGAGACGTAGACGCACCAGGCGGTAATTTAAGAGACGCATTCATGCCTTTACCATTCAAAGAACCATCAGGTACATTGTTACAGTTGATGGGTATCGTGGTTCAGGCGGGACAAAGATTTGCCTCTATTGCTGACTTACAGGTCGGTGAAGGTAATCAACAAGCAGCTGTTGGTACAACTGTTGCTATGTTGGAAAGAGGATCCAGAACAATGTCAGCAATCCACAAAAGGTTATATGCTTCGATGAGAAGAGAGTTTAGTTTAATGGCTAGAGTCTTTAAACTTTACTTACCTCCAGTTTACCCGTATGATGTTGTTGGCGGTCAAAGACAAATCAAGCAATCTGATTTTGACGACCGCATAGATATACTGCCAGTTGCAGATCCCAATATCTTTAGCCAAACGCAAAGGATATCTTTAGCTCAAACTGAGATGCAATTGGCAGCATCTAATCCTGCTATTCACAACCAGTACGAAGTTTACAGAAACATGTACGAAGCGTTAGGTGTGAAAGACATAGACTTAATTTTAAAAAGACCAGAGCAACCAATGCCAAAAGATCCAGCGTTAGAGCATATCGATGCATTAGCTGGTAAACCTTTTCAAGCATTTCCAGGTCAAGACCACCAAGCGCACATTACTGCACACTTAAACTTCATGGAAACAAACATGGTGAAGAATTCACCTGCAATCGGTGCTGCAATACAAAAAAATATACTAGAGCATATTAGTTTAATGGCACAAGAACAGATTGAAATAGAGTTTCAACAAGAATTACCACAACTTGCACAGGCACAACAGATGGCCATGCAAAATCCACAGCTACAAATGCAGGTTAGAATGTTGACAGAGAAGATTGAAGCTAGAAAAGCTGTGTTAATATCAGAGATGATGAAAGATTTTGCTGAAGAAGAGAACAAAATTACGTCACAGTTTGGTAATGACCCTATCGCTGCACTAAGATCTAGAGAAATAGACCTACAAGCAAGAGAAAATCAAAGAAAAGAACGTGAAGGTAAGGAAAGATTAGACTTAGATCGTATGAAAGCGATGATGAACGATCAAAACCAAGACGAGAAACTAGAACAGAACGAAGAATTGTCTAAATTAAGAGCAGACACGTCTATTCAGAAGACTATTTTAAGTAAAACTATACCATCAACAGATAAAATACCTAATCAAGTATCAATTGTTAGAGGAGGAGAGTAAAATATATGGCATTTCCAATATTAGGTGCATTAAAACTTGCAATGAACGCT